GTCTTGTCGACCTTGATAATGTCGCCGCTGACGATGCTGGTGATTAGCGTCATCAGCGCCGAGATGGAAGTAGCCGCATTGGCCCACCCACCAGCCTCGGTACCTAGGGTGTTGTTCCCGCCCGACCAAACCAGATAGACTGCCATAGCTAGAATCCTTGCGCGTTCGTTTGCGTCACGCGCGGTGTTACGCCGGTTTCGGTGATGCTGCCGGGGGCATAGGTTGGCGCGCTGAGGGTGTGCGTGTGCTTCATCTCGCCAGAGCCGGCCTGCGTCGAGTCGCCAAACGCAAGCATCAGCACTTTGCGCGATGCAGCACTCCCATTGCTGTAGTCCATGTCGAAACCGTCTTTGTGGAAACTCAGTATCTCGGCTTCGGTGTCCACCGTAGGGGTGCTATCTGTTATGAGGTACATGCAGCTTGTATTGCTGACATAGGAATAGGAATACCCCCAACTCGCACCATCAATGACAAACCCGCCCACCGCGTGGTTCGTCACTGCGTCGCTTACACCAAAAGACATTCCTGTACTTACAGTCTGCGGTACTTTGGTGACTGTTGACATGGCGAAGCACACCGCATCGGGCTCAAACCCGACTTCCGTGTGCTGGGCTGCGCCGTCTACGCTTGGAGTCCCAATAAACCTGACTGTAGCGTCGTCTGGGTCAGCGAGCTTCAGTGCCAGATAGACCACATCTGCGCTACCAGTGTTTGCGGTAGGCGTCAGCCCGAACCCGTCGCTATTCCAAGATGTTATCGGGGCCTTCCACACCACCGAATCGAAATATACGTCACCCACCGGAGCGTCATCGGCCGCGTAGACGCACATATTCGTATTAGAGGCTGAGTCTACAGACCCGTAGGCGAGCATGCACTGCTCTACCGCACCCGCTGAATTCCGATGTGCGGCACCGAAAGACAACATGGCATGCGACACAGAAACGGTAGAAAACGGGTTACCGCAACTGATGAAAACCACGACATCTGGCTGGAAGCCGACCCCAGTCACGGAGACTTCTGCTGTTCCAGTGCCGAGGTTAACGGAGCCGACAAAAGCATTGGTCGTGCCCTTCAGCAGCAGAGCTGATACCGCCCTGTCTCTTACTGTGCTGTCAGCATCGACAGTAAACCTTAGTCCGTTGCCACCGGAAATAGCAGCCGCCGTACACCGAAGTAGATCCCCCCCGCCATTGTTATAGTTATTTACGGAAAAGGCCGCACCCATGTTAGACCTTGAAGCGGTAGACATCGTGCCCGCGCTTGGAGCATCACCACATGCTGCCGTCCCTTGTGCGTTCGCGGCCCACAGCCCAGCGGACAAGACCAGCCCAGTACCGCCAGTGGCGCCACCATCCCACGGAATAGACACATTTGTGCCGCCTGCGAAGATGATCGCGGCGGTCGGCTCTCCGAAGGAAGCAACGGTCAAATCGACCGTGCTGCTCAGGGTAGCTGTGACGGTTCCGGCGGCGACTGCCGCAGCGGTTGGCACGTTAGATCCTGCCTACACGCGCAGAAATATCAAAGTTCGTCGTATACCCGGGCTCTTTGGATTCAGCAAGCATGAAGATGACACGCATCAGCTCGATGAACTTAGCCTTTGCGGTCGCATTCGGCTGAGCGTTGTACCTGGAAATAAGCCAGGAGAGGTCACCCTGCTCGTATTCATCCAGTTCGAACCGGTCGACAATATTCTGTAAGGTGCGCTCACCGTTGGACATCTCATACAGCAAAGCCCAGAAAGTATCCACTGGGATGCGCCGCACTTCTTCTGGCCGTTGCGGGTCCTCTGGGATACCCGCGATCCTGTTGATCAAACCCATCACGCACCCCCGGTAACGATCTGCGGCCAGACGGCTTCAACACCGGCTTGCCACTGTTTGAACTCCGATACTTGGGCACGTAGCTCGGATACTTCGACCTGCAATGCCTCAACCTGCGCAGCCGCTGCGGATAGATCATCACGTAGCTCGCTTACGCTTTCTTCGGTAGCTGGTCTACCCATGATCACGCCCTCCAGTCAAAAGGCGCGCTACCCCCACGAGGCAGCGCGCCTGTTCGGCATGTAGAACCCGGTTTACAGGCTCAGCGAATACGTGACAGACAGCGTGTCGCCGCTACCCACCACCTTGTCGCCACCCGTGAACGTGCCTGCCGACAGCAACCGGCCCGCGGTGCTGAGGTTCGTGGCAACGGCGCCGGTGCCGATCACGACAAAGCAACCCTTGATGGTGCCGCTGGTCGAGATGCTGAACTGCACGGCGGCGGAAGTTGCCTTGCTGCCGGCAGACGCGGCGTTCCAGGACGGAGTGCCCCGAGCGCCAGAGGCTGGGGTCGTCCACTGGGGTGCGTTCGTGGTACCGGCTTCACGCCAGCCGTTCGTGCCGGCGATCTGCGCCATCACATCGGTCGCGGCGACTGCGGTATACGACACCGAGGAGATCAGACCCAGGAACGCAGCGACGAAAGCCGTGCCGCTAAGGATCTGGTCGAGAGCGAAGTTCTTGCCTTCCGTGCAGACGACGTTCTCGATGAAGTCTTCCCACTGGAGCTCGCCGTCCTTGCCATGGCACTGAACGAAGTACCGGCCGTGGGCGTCCATGTTTTCGGTGAAGTCGGACTGACGTTGGACCGCAGCGATTGCGGCCGCCTGAGCGAGCATGTGTTCCATTCAATAACTCCTAGGTGTTGGCGATAGACCGCTGCGAAACAAGACGAATGCTACCACCTACACCCGTCGAGGACAAATTACCAGTGGTAACCGGTTAGGGTTTACCCTTACACGAAAAAGAAGGCACTGTCGGTCACTGGGGGGACGGTTTTGTCCTCGGGCGGCGGGCCGACTGCCCCATACGCGGACATCACGGCCGCGACCAGCGGGTCGATGCGTGCGCTGCTCTTGGCCTTTTCGATCTTCTTGTTCTTGGCGGGGTCCAGCACCACCACGGCATTCGCCGCCGCCATGTTGAGTACGGGGTGGGAGCCGTGCGCGATCAGCTCATCGATCAGCAGACCTTCGAAGATCTCGATGCGTGGAGACATGTCCCGGAAGCCCTGGCCCACAGGCTGCCACACGGTCCGCGGGTCGATGGCGAAGCCCTTTTCAACGCATGCCTTCTTGAACATCTCGATGCGCCACCGGTCGAACTGCATGGACGCGATGTTCCAGCCCTTGGTTTGGAGCGCCATGTACTCCGCAACCATGTCGTAGCTGATATTCTTGCCGGGCAGCGCGACCAGTTGATCTTCCTTGACCCACAGGGGGTAGGGTGCACGGTCTTGCTTGGCGCGGATCTCGAGCCCTTCCTGCGGCGTGAACACGAACGGCTTCAAGTGCAACACTTCGGTCTTGGGGTCCAGTACCGAAGCCACGACAGCAGTCAGGTCTCGGCTCTGCGACAAGTCCGCGCCAAAATGCACGGGCAACCCGCTCGAGAATATATCGTCGTCAACTGGTGTCGAGCACGCTGCCCAGGTGGACGGCGCCACCAGCAGTTGCAGCAGGGACACCCGCTGGTTCATGTACAGGTTGCGAAACGTCGCTTCGAAAGCGGGCAGACGGCGAGCCTTCTCGGCGGCGTCTGCAAGCTCCTTCAAGCTGCGGAACTTGCCCAGTGCGAAGTTGGACGCGTACCAGTTCTCTTTCTTGAAGATGTCGGCGGTCTTCGCCGTGGCGTACAGACACACCACGTTCTCAGGCATCGGGTTGCGGATGAAGTCATCGATCAGCGTGCTCAGCAGATCGGCGTCGCTTGCGGCCTGCGTACTGATGATCAGCGACAACGGCTCCTCCTGGGCGCCGCCAGACGTCTCGAGCGCATCGAACAGTTGGTCCGTCGGCCCCACCACCTGACCGAGTTCGTCGTGGATGGTCAGCGCGGGGCTCACCCCGTACGCCGTCGTCGCATCCGCGCTGAGCGCCCGGTACTCGGTGTTCATCGCCAAGCCGCGGACCTTCTTGCTGCTGTCGGTGATCTGCACCAGCCCTTCCAGGTCGTTGCGCATCCGCAGCGACTTGGCGAGGTAGTTGAATACCAGCGACGCCTGATCGCGGCTCCGCGCCGCGCTGTAGAGCATGCTGTTCTGCTTCGCCTCGGGGCCGATCAGGTGCGCACTCAAGATCGGGGAGATAAAGCCGGTCTTGCCGTTCTTGCGGCCGACGCTGAAGATACCTGTGCGAGTGATCAGCCGCTCGTCAGGCGTCACGTTGCCGTAGACGCGCTCAATGAAGTCGTCTTGCTCGGGCAGCAGCGTCATCGGCCTGCCGACGAACATGCCCTCGGGCACGGGACAGTATTTCTCGATGTACTTCTTCAACCGGCGCGGCCGCTTCGAAGTCGCGGGCAGCAGAATACGCGGAGGCTCCGGCTTTTCCTTGGCGGGCTTCTTCGCGGCCATGGTGTCACTGCATCGGGCCGCGTGCGATCAAGCCATCGTCGTCGCCGTCTTCGTCCATTTCGATGGCGCGCACGCTGCGGTCGGCGCGTGCCTTCTTGTCGGACTGCTTGCGGTCGTTCTCGCTGTCGTAGCGGGCGGACGGTTGCAGACGCAGTTTCGTGGACAGTGCCAACAGCCGTGTCTCTGCGATGCTGCGCACCAGCACGCGAGGGTTGACAACAGGGTTACCCCGCATGTTGAGAATGACGCTGCCCTCTTCTGCTATCTCGCGGTCCAACCGGTCAATGTCTGCTGCGACACGGCAGTACAGCTTCAGCAGGTGGACGTCGCTCAGCGTGAAGTAGTCGTGCGGCTTCGAGTTGACGGTCTCGGTCCAGTAGGGTTTGTGCTCGCCTTTCAGCTCGGCCGGAAATGGGAACACCGGCCCCCCAGTCAACTTCGCCTGCAACGCTGCGGCCAGTTCCGCCTGCTGGCGGTCGCCAGGAGCCATTCGGCGGCTCGGCGGACGGTCAGGCAGGTCGTCACCGCCGACGCGCTGCCGGGCCTGTCTGACGGCAGCGCGGGGCGCGGGCAACGGCGGGTCGTGGGGTTCAGCGCGTTTTCTTGGCATAGTGTCTCACCTCGGTGTAGCAAGGGAACCCATCGGGTCCAGTGGTCACTAGCTTATCACGGCCAGAGTTGGGCATGTCGAGCGAGCGGGTTTTCTGTGAGTGGTGCATGCGGCACTTGCCCGAGAAGTTCTTCGGGTCGAGCGGCGCTCCCCCCGCTTCGATGGGCCTCAGGTGGTCCACTTCGACGGCGCGAGAGTGAATTCCGATGCGCAGGCATATCTGGCAGTAGGGGTGGAGAGCGAGGTACTTCCCTCGGGCTTCCTTCCACTGCTTGGTCGAGTAGAAGGGTGATTGTGGCATGGTGGGGAGGGGTTCTACCACAGATCATTGGCACATGCAAGACGAGTCATTTTCCGCTATCATCGCGCGCTCATGCTATCGCAAGCCCTTCAGTATGTAGTCTCACGTGGATCTTCTTTGGGTCCCTGTGGGACCAAAGTAGTGGGAATGGGATCACTTAAGCGTGGAAACATGGACTTAACCTAATCGGG